TACGCCAAATGTTACATAGTGTAACGGTACCTCAAATGGTTGCTTACGCATCTCTTTGAGCTCTTCCCCCAACGTACAGTTCACTAATCTGTCAGTTGAGTAGAATAAGGACGTGACAATCCTTGTTTCAATCCTAGTTCGTTCAAACTATTGTTTATTTGTTAACAACGTTGAGATCAAACTGAATGACCAGGTGTAATCCCCATCGGGACCGCCCAGGACTTGTTTGTTCATCTAGTTCTCAGAGCTAGTCGTTATTATTAGTAATAACAATGTAGGTCTGTGTTCTATCAGATCTATAGGAACCATGTTAAAAGATTGATGAAACTATATCTCATCTCGAAAGAGATGTTAATAGAAGTAACCTTCTTGTAACATTGTAGCAATACTCGCTAATATCTTAGTGTTAGGCAGGTACTCTGGTGTAGAGGGTTTATATCTACATAAAGAGTATCCAACCTAGAAGGTAGCTAACCTTCCCTTTCCCTAACTAGGGTGGCTGCGGCCCGACTAACTATTAGTTGGAAACCGAAGTTTAAGAAGTGAAATACATAACCTAAAAATGATCAAAACAATCAAATTCAGATTAAGTAAATTAAGTTTAAAACTTAATTCACAACTTAATGCCATGCTATTCGTAAAAGATAGCAAACCAATACTTAACCATTCTTTAATGTTGGTTAGGATATTGGTTGGGAAGATAACCCCTAACTGGGTTAGATTAACTGTAATACTAACACATAGGATGTCACTTATCTTAAAATCTCAAGGTCTTAACGGTTACGTTAAACATCTTAAGGTTTTAAGTGTTGTGATTCAGCAAGTAGCTGGTGGGCATTATCAAAAGGATCTTACCTCTTTAGGTCCTAGAGTTTCTAGGACCTCCGGAGGTCTTCCTCGGATACTTCCTTTTGAAGTTAGGTCTCAAATTAGGTCAGGAAATCCTCTATATATCAAGTGAAGTTTAACTTTACTTGCAATTTTTAGAGTTTTAAGATTTCCTGCTTATCCTAAGTTTAAGACTATAACTTCTCCAAGAACAGTATCCCAACAAGGAGAGTATAGACTATACAGCTACATTCCAGTATTTACGGGCCTCTTTATCCCGAAAGAAAAGATGACAACTGAAGCTCTAATGTCTCCTGATCCATTTCCAATTTTTACTAGTAGTCCGAATTCTGATGTACCAAGTGGTGAAGTTTCAACTTCCCCTCTTAGTGTACTTAGATCCGGGGTTGCCTTGTGGTTTACACCACATATAAACTCTGCTTTGTCTCAGTTTGTGTCTCTATTACCTTATTCATCTTCATATAAGAATATGGAAATGGTAATACGTAGATACTTATCTGAACGAATCGGAGGGCAGTTAATTCGACTAGTGAATGCATCCTCAAGGTCTTTGGAAAATTATAACATTCCGAAACCAGAGAAGACGCTAAATATTGGTAAATTGGGTCTGTTGGCAGAAGCTGCGGGGAAGGTGCGAGTGTTTGCTATGGTCGATTGTTTTACTCAGTGAGCTCTGAAGCCCCTACATAAGTGGTTGTTTTCGGTTTTACGAAGACACCCAGATATCGATGGGACTTTTAATCAAATGCACCCTCTTTCGAGAGTGCCTTTTGACGGAACTTCTTTGTTCTCTTTCGACCTTTCTGCTGCAACTGATAGGTTACCAGTTTCTCTTCAAGAGAAGATTCTTTCCCAATGCTTCGGGAATGAGTTTTCCTCGTTATGGAGAACTATACTTGTCGGTAGAACTTACTTTGTAAGATATAAGTCAATCTCAGGTAGAACTGAGACTAACAATTTATCTTATGCAGTAGGCCAACCGATGGGTGCCTTATCCAGTTGAGCTATGTTAGCACTAACGCATCATTTTATTGTCCAATGCTCTGCTTGGATTTCTGGTATTACTCCAAAGACATTATTGTTTAAGGAGTATGCAGTTTTGGGTGATGATATTGTAATCTGAAATAAAGCTGTAGCCGATACCTACCTTAAGGTTATTTCTTCCTTAGGTGTAGAAGTCGGTTTAGCGAAATCCATCGTTTCCCTAAATGGGAATGCTTTGGAATTTGCTAAGAAGACACTTTTTAAAGGTGAGGATGTTAGTCCAATCCCTTATAAAGAATATTCTGCTGCTTTAGACAAATCTGCCTCCTTCTGTGAATTTGTTAAGAAATATAACTGTTCCGAACCCGTCATTAGACGGTTATTAGGACTAGGTTATAGATCTTCAGCAAACACCTCGAGATGGAAGATTTGAATTATTTTATCAACTTTCCCAAACACCTGGAAAAAGGTTGAAGCCATGTTTACTTCATTATTTATGGAAGTAACTGATTCTACCTTATCCTTTTCCAAACGATGGGATTCCCAGACTAAGTGGTTAACCGCTATGGATAATTTCCTTTTATTAACCTCTTCTTTATATAAGAAGACTGATAGGATGTGGGCAGAAGCTGCACAACAAAGTGCTCATTTTGCTACTCATCCTGATCCTTGGATTAAAATGATCTTTAGAAATTTACATGGTAATTCATTACCATCATTAATTCAAGATTTATTTCATTCCAGAGGTATCATAAGGGAATTACAACATAACTGGACAGAGTTGGTATCTATTGTCAACCTGGACAGGTGGGTCCATGAAGTATCAAAGAATTTAAGAAAAGATTCTATTTTTAGAAAATTTAGAAAAGTTTCTGGATTCGATAATACTTTCAAGTCACGAGTTCCTGGTGTTGGTGCAGTCCATTATATTGATCCTGATGTAATTAGATTTTGGCCTCGAATTTCGGCCGCTTTAAAATTATATCAACAATATGAGGATAAAATATCAAGAATACAAGTAAACCAGCTATTTAATCCTACCCATAAGGTGTCTTTAAGTCCTCAAGCTTCTGAGCTTAAGAGACTTCAGACCCTTTGGGATACATGGTCAAAAATTGTGTTAGGTCCAGTTACATCGAAATCATTGATTCCAATTAACTTAAGTATGACGAGAGCATTTGTAAGAAGATTCTTCTTTGCATCATCGTCCGCATCCCAAGGCCTAACGGCTAGAGGGCTTGTTTTAAGAAGATTAAGTACACCGTTATCAACCTTTTCAAGGTTCTTTGATTATAGAACATTGTTTTGGTTTATCGGTATGGAGTTTATATACTCCTTCCTTTTTGCTTCTTTTCTATACTTTTTAGGTGCTTTTGTTACTGTTATTGTAACAGCCCTATGGTATGGAACAAACTCTCAAAGTCTTTTTGCTCTTGGTTTGATACCATTTGAACCAGTACTAGATATGGCTAAAGCAACATATGTTGAGATTTATAAGTTCTTAATCAGTTCTTATAACTCTTATATGATGACTCCATCGGTATCTTCAATTCCTTCAGTTAAGACTGTACTATTTACCATTTATGGTATTGTAGTCTCTTCTTCAATTGTTGATAATTGGAATGATATTGTTATGGTGGTTGGTCCTTTGTTGCCATTATCCTTTACTGATTGACCTGTTATACTTGGGACTCCTTTAGGTATATTCTTTAAATTTGGAATATTACCTATTTGGCAGATCCTTTGGATACCTGTTAATTGGTACCAGGGTACAAGTATCTTAGGTGAGGTTATTCCTTCAATTCCTTGGATCAGTTCTCCTATTAGATTAATAGGTAACTTTATCCTTGACTTGAAGTTGGAGTCTTTATATGCTCTTAATGGATATACTGGTCCGTCCCCTTTCTTTTGGGTCGAGAACCTTATATCACATGATCCCATCCCTCTTGATTTACCTATCCACGAACAAAGTTCTGAATCTCCTTGGGCTTCACAACCCAATGAGTTAGTTCCTGAGTTCTTGGAAGGGTCATCAATGGATGAAGGATATAGAGAGTATTTTAATTCTCCTGATAGGGGGGATGAAACCCCTCGCCCCTCATCTCCAGTGGACGATGAATGGGTAATAATTGAACCGGTCCCTGACTCTATCTTTTCTAGATTCCAGAATATCTTATACAGACATCCTGTATTCTTTTGGATGATTGGATCAGGTATATCATACCAGTTGGTCATGATGGTTGCTCCTCCCGTTATCGGGATGGGTATGAACTTAATTGCTCAATAACCAGTTACGGTAATTCTTCTCAAACTAATTTTATAGAGATATAATGTTAGATAAGTATCGATTACGCATCTGAGCGTGACCTTCC